GGAAGCAACCGACTAGGCATCGCGTTTGATGGAGCCAACAACAAAGCCGACTTTTACGAAGTTGAATCAGATGGAACAAAAACACTTCTTAAAAGCCTAACGTCATCCGACAGCATTGATTTTGATGGTAGCGCAACATTTACAGCAACCTCTCACGACACAGGAGCAACATCTATTACTGGATATTTTGAATCTGGTGAATGGTGGGGGACTGCTCCGAGCGTTGGCAGCACAACAGCTACCTCGCTGAACACCAGCAATCTCGATGCCCCAGTCGTTACGCCGTCAGAGCATTTCGACATACTGACGTACAACGGAAACTCCGACCTGTATAACGCCAGCGGCTCTACACAGAACGTCACTGGAGTTAACTTTGATGTCGGGATGGCGTGGATTAAGGATCGGGACAACAGTTCTTCTGGATACACCAATAGCGGCTCTGATGAATACGGTCATTACCTGTTTGATACTGTTACAGGCACAAGTTCTGGCGGGTATAACCTAGACGGCGATGTAGTTTCTAGTGGGTCAGGAACGACCCTAAACTCTGGTTACTATGGCGTAAGCTCATTCAGTGCTGGGTCTGGAACGAGCCGAGGCATCACGGTTGATGAAGCGGGGGAAACGAACTTTGATTATGATGATGGGTCATACCAACTCACCGAACGCTATGTGGCGTGGCTTTGGAAGTTGGGCAGCACTGGGTCTAGTAGCACTTGGAATAGCTCCTATACTGCTCCTAGCACTGAACACTACAATGCCTCGGCTGGTGTGACTACGATTGAGGTAAGCCCAGCCAGTAGCGGGAATCTTGAGGTGGCCCACAGCCTGTCAGCAGCACCGGAATTTTTCTTCGTAGGAACTGACAGTTACGCAGACTTCAGCGGGTACCCAGCATTTCATAAAGATTTAACTAGCGGGTACTACTTGCAACTTGATGGTTCTGCTGCTCAATCAAGCGACAGTACCTATTTCCCATCCGGTGCTGCTCATGCTGATTACATTAAATTAGGCTCCGTGTTTGCTGACAGCTACGGCTACGGTGGCAACCTCCGCATCTGGGCGTTCACTGGAGTCGAAGGTCACTCCAAGTTCGGCACATACAAGGGCGCGGGAAGCAATGGCGTTTTCGTTTACACAGGCCATCGTCCGAAAATGGTATGGATCAAGAATATGGATACAACAGGCAACTGGTTCATATTCGATGCTGCACGGGACACCTACAACGAAACCGTTAACTACCTTCAGGCCCATAGCAGCACATCTGAAACAACTAACTCCGGTTACAAAATCGACATACTTTCAAGCGGATTCCGAATCAATGTGGAGTCAACCCATATGAACAATTCGGCATACGATTATGTGTTTTGTTCATTTGCCGAGTCACCCTTTAAACACGCTAACGCCAGATAACAACAGAAAGATTTAATCATGCCATACGTTACTACAGAAGGACGCGCACTGCCGCTAGACAAGGCGTTCAGTCACAACAACATTTCATTTCCCGCGAATTGGCTTCGTGTGTCCACGGAGGCTGACAAGGAAGCTCAAGGCATTAGCTGGGTGACGCCCGAAGAACCGACAGTAGTTCGTGCGCCGCTGGAGCGTGAAAAGAGTGACGGCATTGTTCGGGCCAAAGACACTGCTGGCAAGATGTTGGCTAGTAGTGATTGGCAGATTGTAGCCTCGGTGGAAAGGCAACGTGCAGTGCCAGCCGATTGGGCCGAATACCGCGCAGCAGTGATTGCCGAGACGGATCGTTTGGAGGGCGAATACAACGCTGCGGCTACCTACACTGACATTGACTTAATTAAGCAGAACTGGCCGATCAATCCAGATGAACAGGCCGAGCGTGACCGGATGGAATCTGAGGAGGAGGGGCAAGAAGATGGCGGACTATGATCCTAATTCATTGTCGGCACAATTAGCTAGGATTGAATCTCGGCAAATAGCTATAGCAGACCGTCTTGACGAGATTGCGGAGCGTATGAACAATCATTCACTTAGGCTAAAGTATTTAGAGGAGTTTCGTTGGAAGCTCGTCGGAGCGATTGGATTAGGATCAGCGGGTGGAGCGGCAGCGTTTAGTAAGTTGTTTGGTGGAGAGTAATATGAAAGATAAACTAAAAAGCAGAAAGTTGTGGGTCGCTATTGGCGGCGTTTTAACCGTATTGGCAACTGAGTGGGCGGGAGTCTCACCGGAAATGTCAGAGCAAATTATCGGCGCAGTGATTGTCATTGTTCCCGCTTATATTGGCGGGCAGGGCATCGTCGATGCAGTAAAGGAATACGCTACCAAAAAATGATAGTTGATCTCCTAGCCGCTCTTCGCGCAGTACCGAAGATATTGGACGCGCTGGAGCGGTTAGGAGACATCCACACAGCACACGTTGCACAGCAAAGGAAAGATGAAAAAGATAAAGCTGTTATTGATCTTATTACTGCTGCTCGTGAGCGGCGGTTGCGGCGTGAGCGTGAAGCTGGACGGGTTTCGGGAGATAGCGGAGAGGCATCCACTGGGGATGGAGCAGGTAACGGAGAACAGTGAAAGTCAGGCGTTAGTCATAGAGCTTGCGAAATACATAAACGAACTAGAACGTAGAATTGAGGCAGAATAATGGGTGATTTACAAGGAAGCACAGTAGCCAGTACCTACTCACAGCTTTTAAACGTAGCCAGTCTGGATGGCACATTTAGAAACGTAACCAACGGCAGCGGCACTGGTAGCGGATTGACACTTTCGACTACCGGAGTTCGCGCTGGCACTCTGAACGCAACTGGTGCTGTCACATTCGATACCACACTGGGAGTCACCGGACTTATTACGGCGAGCGGAGGCGTGACTGGAAACGTGACTGGAAACGTGACTGGAGATGTAGCCGGAGCGGTTACTGGCAACGTGACCGGAAACGTAACTGGTGATTTAACGGGAAACGTAACAGGCAACGTAACTGGCTCTGCTGACACGCTAACAACTGGCCGCACTATTTCCGCTACCGGAGATATAGCGTGGACTTCTCCTGCATTTGACGGCAGTGGAGATGTAACAGCGGCGGCAACCATTTCCGATGACGCCGTAACTACGGCAAAGATTTTAGACAATCAAGTTACTGGCGCAAAAATAGCAATGGGCAGCGATGCTCAAGGTGACATTTTGTATTATGACGGGACAGATTACGTTCGGCTGGGTGCTGGTGCTTCCGGTCAGGTTCTTCAATCTGGTGGTGCGGAGGCCAACCCTAGCTGGGTAGATCAAACAGCGCAAAACCCTTCAGTTCCTCAAGTTGACTTCAAAGACTCAGGCACTAGCGGAAACTTCACAGTCCCGTCTGGCGTCACCAGAGTTAAGGTTTCAGTGCAGGGAGGTGGAGGTTGCGGTCACACATCTATGCCGTCTCAGACCAACTTTAATAACAAAGGTGGGGCTGGCGGAGCTTACTTTGAAAAGACGCTTACAGTGACTGCGGGGGATACGATAGCGTGGGTTGCTGCTGGCTCCGTTAACACCGCAAACAACCCTGCGGCATCGGGGGAAAGTAGCTCAATAACGTATGACTCAACCACTTACACGGCTGGCGGCGGTGGTGGCGGGTATTCCACTGGTCAGAATGTTGGGGGCGGAAGCGTTACTGGCACTGTTGATATATCTGTTGCTGGTGAAAATAATCTAGGCGGAGGAATGGCTGGTTCAAGGGCTTTGTCTTCATACGGCAATGGCGGATATAACTCTTTCAGCCTTGAAAGTGCTACAGGCCAAGGCGGATACGTTAAATTTGAATACTAATGACACTTACAGAACTATCTAACTTTGTTACGACGAAGCTTTCGGACACCGATAGCTCGTCTGTATCTGTCTGCAAAGACTTTATTAACCGCCGCTACCAGATGATCTGGGACAGCGGCCTGTGGGATGAGACGCTAGGTGTTGCATCTAAAGCTGTAGCCGCACAGGACACAGAGATTGTGTTAGACTCTACGCCTACAGTTACCTTTTACCAAAGCTCTTCTGCGCCTACCACTAAGATTGATTTCCCTGTGGCTATTCGGTTTACCGAAACCGGAGACACTGACGGGGTGAACATCCTTAACGAAGAGTGGGTTACGTTTTTCCAGCTTGATCCTAATATGTGGGAGAATGTTTCTTCCCGCAGGGCTACCCCAACCAACTTTGTCAACCTCCCGAAAGACGGAAGTGGCAACTGCCGGATCAAGCCTGTGCCAGTACCGGACAGTACTGGTACTCTATTTGTGCTGGGTAAGCTGAAGTGGGTTGAGTTGGGTGATAATGATTCCCCAACCCTTAACGGCATTGATAATGCACTGCTTGCTTTTGCGGAGGGTGATATGCTTGAGCGTTCGCGCCAGTATCAGAAAGCCCAGCTTAAATTTACTGAGGCTGCATCGCACATCCAGATTATGCGCGACCTAGAGAATGGTCAGAAACAAAACATTAGCCGCATAATTCCGCACACAGAACAAGAGATTAACTTCCGAGATGTTGTAAGCTAATGCCTATACAAGAGAACAGCCAGCTTGACGATCAGATTGCTTTTGACGGGGACGTATCATTCTCCGGCGGTCAGGCAAGTAACGTGCGTAAGAACACGATTGCCGAGGGTGCTTACTCTATAGGAAAGAACACTGACTTCGACACCTTTGGCAACATTGTGAGCCGCAAAGGCGTGGCACAGCTAGTTGGTGATGTTGTTGATTCGGTTTGGGGAGACATAACGACAACGTGGGAAAACACCACCTTTTTGTGGACTTCTAACTTTACCGGATCGGTTAAGTCTATTGCCTATTTTGACACACCTACAGTCGAAAAGATTGTTGCAGCAGAGTCAGATACGGCTGGAGCAACCTATAAAATTAAGATTATTGGTGACACTGGCTCTATCGGGGATACAGGCGGCACATTTAGCTCAACAGCAGATTCAGTTTACTTTGCTCAACTTGTTGACCGGATGTATTACTGCGATGGGGTGGGGAGTCTGGCTTATGTTGATGACTCCTCTGCTTCCCAGTCAATTACTGTAGGGAAAATAACCAGTGTTGAAATGACTGATACTGGCAGTGGGTACACATCAGTTCCAACCGTAACATTTTCTACTAGCAGTGGTTCTACAGCTACTGGGACTGCTGTTTTAGGATACGGCGGCAAGGTTCAGAGCATTGACATTACAGACGGAGGCTCTGGGTACACGGCTACAGTTCCTCCTACAGTTACCCTATCGTCTGCCCCGTCTGGCGGCACTGACGCAAAGGGTGTAGCGCACCTGTCGCAAACCCCTTCTAAGCCTAAGCTACTTACCTCCCACACTAACAGATTGTTTTGCACATCTGCTGACACTGCCGTACCTAGCGACACGCTTTACGTCAGCGACATTTTAGACGGGGAAAGCTGGGACATTATAGGTAACGCTATACGGGTTGGTGACGGTACAGGCGACCCGATAACCGCCATAGCTTCTTGGTACTCCTACAACTTACTTGTGTTTAAGGAGCGCAGCGTGTGGGTTGTTGAGGCTAACCCAGCAGCAGCAGTCGCTGACTGGTCTATTAAGCTGATTAACAACAGGGTGGGCTGCGTGGCGCACAGGTCAGTGCAGCAGGTTGGCTCTGATGTGTTTTTCCTAGCCTCTGATGGGGTGAGAAGCTTGTCTACGATTGAGTCTGGAGCGCAAACAGATGTTTCCACTCCCCTTTCCGCACCTATAAACGATCAGTTCAAGCACAATACAGACGGGTTTCAGTCCAAATCTTGCTCTGCATTTTACGATAAGCGTTATTTAATCTCTATATGCTCTGACGGGCTTCAGGTTCCGAACCGCACATATGTCTACAACACTGAGCAGAAGTCTTGGAGCGGGTTCTGGACTGGCTGGCAACCCAATGACTTTGCGGTTACAAGTTTTAGCGGAAAGACCCGACTTCAGTTTGGCGATCAAACGGGCAAAATCTACACTTGGCTAAACTTTATTGAGCTAGATGACGAGTCTGAGAGCTTTTACCTAGACCAGACAACCCCTTACGAGACAGAATTGGTTACTCGCGCCTATAACTTTAAGGAGATTTACGCCCCTAAGACTGGCTATCAAGTTGAGTTCGATATGGACAACCAGCTTGCACAAGACCAGAAGGTTAGCTTCTTTTTTCTAAAAGATATGGACGGTTACGAGTCCCAAATCCTGCAAGAAACCGGATATGAACTGGAAACTGAGGGTTTAGATGACATTACCCAGACATTCTTAGGAGAGCTTGAGTCCGGTGTTGTGGTGGGCAACGGTAAGCGTCACTTTATTAAGGGATTTAACCTTTTGAGCAAGGGCAAGTTTGAGGACATACAGTTTGTAATAGCTACAGACTCTGGCCGACTGTCTTTGCACTCCGTAAAAACGTCAGCATTCCCAGATACTATCAATCCACAGCGATGACACACCCAGAATCCACAGTAGAGATGGCAGATTTCCTAGCGGAGAATCTTGACTTTTGTGCTGGCTGGGATCGTGAGCGTTTGCTTGATTGGGTACAGTGGTTTGTGAATAATGACCGTTATTACGCTGTCAAGGCGAAAGGGCAGCTAGTTGGGTTGACATTATTACGGATGGTGGACACTGAAAAGCAGTGTCACGAGCATTACAAGGATACGGAAGGGGGCATTTGTTATGTGGAAGCCTGTGTAAGCAGGTTTCCGCGCTGCATTAACCGGATGTACGAGATGGTCTGGAACAGATGGTCACAGACCGCACACAGTATGGCGTGGACGCGCCACAAATATAACAACAGAGCGACAGTTGTCGATATGGGCAGAATTAAAAGACGTTTTTTAGGATAGTAAAATGGGCAAAAGATCACCAGCACCACCACCTACCCCTGATTACGCTGAAGCGAATCGTGAGGGGGTTTTCGCAGACATAGAGACGTTACCAACGCGCCGACTGATTGAGTCAGCAGCGCGTCAGGGGACAATGGTCGAGTACGAAGACCCTCGGACGGGGGAAATGCGTACTGCGGACTTCAGAGGCTTCGGAGATATTGATCTCACGAAGGCTGAGATGTCCGGCCTGATTGATCTTGTCCCGCAGCTAACGCAAGCCCAGCTAGACAATCTCGTTGAGTTCGGCCCACAGTTTGTCACCGCGCAGCGGGAGCAGATGCAGCAGCTAGACCCAGAAGGGTTTGGATTACGGGAGGATTTTGCTCGCAGACTGCGTGAAGGGCAAGGAACAGCAGAGGAACTGGCGTCAGGAACGCAATATGAGGAGGTTGGTGATGCCCCTGAGTTGCGTACTGACACAGGTCAGACTGCCGAAATGCGGCGTCAGCTTGAGGAGCAGGTACTTGACCAGCTAATGTCCGGTGAAAGGCTCACAGGAGCGCAACAACGCGCATTAGAGCAGGGTGTACGAGGGGCTGCTGCTGCTCGTGGACAGGCTTTGGGCAGCGGTGCTGGGTTACGCGAAGCGATTGCAAAGCTGGAAGGCGGTATGCAGCTAGGTCAGCAACGGCGCGGTGAGGCTCTGGGCTTACTGGCGAGCGGCCAGACTGAAGCTGACAGAGCCAACACTATGGCGCAGCAATCGTTTGCTAATGCGATCCAGCGTGTGCAGCAGATCAATCAAGCCCGTAACGTAGGCTCGCAACAGCAGCTTGCTGCCCGTCAGCAGGACGTTGGCAACATCCAGTCCTACTTAGGGTTACAACCGATTGCAGCGCAGGGTGCTGCGATGTCCGGTCTGCAACAGGGTGCGTCACCGTTTACGATGCCACAGATGCAGCGCGGTATGGGTCTTGACCCGAATGCTGGAGCGACTGGAGCAAACTTTGCTGCTAATATATTTGGCACTCAAGCAAACATTTACGGAACTCAAGCCAGCCAGCCTTCTAGCTTTGAGAGATTTGCTAATGTAGCATCGAAATTGGGCAGTGCTGCTGGTGGCACTGGCGGATTTAAGGGAGTTTTTTAATAGGCAAACGATATCGTTTGAATGATTAGTCAGGACTTAAAAATGGATCAGGAAAAAGATAAAGATAAGGACTCTAAGCAGGATGTCGCTAAGGAGAAATATTCCCCGCCTCCGAGGATGGCTATAGGAGAATACCTTCCGCCGCCTAAAGCTCGTGAACCTGCCTTAGAAGTCGGGGGGCAGGCTGAAGAGGAAGGAGTAATACCCCCTCTTCCCGCAATCGAGGGTGCTGCCCCAAAGGATGAGCCAGCCCCTGAATTTGCAGGTACATCAAGGCAAATAGAAGAAGCGTCTGACGCAATGGCAGGCTTAAACAGGAAAGATGAGTTAGAAAAAATTGACACCATTATCAGCGTTTTAAATAGCGAAACACAAAGGACTGACGCTAGGGCTGGGTACGCTAGGGAGAGAGCTAATAGCTACTTAGAAGAACGAAACAAGTTTATTAGGTCAGCTACCGCTGGTAACGCTCCTGTGTCTAAAGCTGAGAAGATTGCCTTAATGGCGAGCGGAGGAATTTCTGGATTGCTGTTTGGAACCTATGGAAAGATTAAGAAAAATAAAGAGCAGGAAGAATATGCAGGCAGTCTTTTTGACTCCATAGTTGCTAAACAATTAGCAACTGAGGAGACGCTTCGGATAGCTCAGATAGAGTCTATGATGGGTACTGATGCTGGGGCGAGCATGTCTCAAACCCAGAGAACAGCCGTCAGGGACACCTACAGCAAGGTAAGTTCTTTTATTCTTGCGGGCGGAGGTATTGAAGATGTGTCGCCTATTTTTAAGAATGCTGGGGCAGGGGAGTATTTAGATGCAGAGAAATCAATTTTTGAAAATGTTGAAAATTTAAGGCAACTCGCCGAAAAGGAGCCAAACAAATATGTTCCGATACTTAAAATGCTGGGGCAGGCTCTTGATTCAAAAACCACTCAAATAACTGAAGAGTTTGATGATTTTCAAGCTGAACTTGGCGAATCAATAGGTAGCATTATTGAGAATCTTGGGGATAACGTTAGCCTAGATTCCGTTGCCAAAGAACTATCTAATCAGGGCTATGCTGTTGACAACAGAAAACATAAAGCTTTTTTAGAAAAAACTTACTACAAGCAAGCTATCAAATTTGAAAACAAAAAAACTGGGGAGCTTTTTAGCTACGAACTGGAAAACTTTAAGGCAGCAGGGGCTGCTGGAGAGGTAAGACCAGCTTTTACAGAAGGCCGCACTAAGCACCAAAAAGATTTGCTAACTAGAGCTTACGAAACAGCCCGAAAGCCGCATCAAAAAGCTTCTGATGAGGAGAAAGATAAACATCAAGTTGCGTCTTCTTTGGCTAAGTTAGTAAATCACGCTGCTTCAGGGGGGAGACGCAAGCTTCAAAAGCCTAAAAATATTTCCTCAGAAAATTGGGCAGAAGCTTTGCGGTCATTTGCGACAAAGCAATCAGAAATGAATTGGGAAGCGATGATTAACTCCCGACAGGGGGCTGTGCTTGCTGATAATAATTTAGCAACCGCTAAAGGCAAACGTGCGGCATACGACGAAAAGCTAACCAACCCATACAGAAGAGGAACTATAAAGCATAAGCTCTGGGAAACGGGAAGGGAGGAAGAGTTAACAGCTAATGCTGGGAAGGAGAATGCTCAGGAAGGCGTAATGGAGGCTTACAGAGCACCACTTGAGTCTTTGTATGCGGAAGTTTACGGGGCTGACGCAGAGTCTGCACAAGCTAGTGTGCGAGACATGCTGATGGATGAGACAGTTGCGAGGTCAGAACTTAGCAGGCTGAGAAAGCTTAGGGCTGCTCACGCTGGCTACAGGGCCATTATCTCTACTTTGGGCGAAAACAAAGAAGCCACACTTCTCGCTAATGGCCTTAATGAAATACCAGAGGGGGACTTGAGCGAGGTTCAGGGAGGCTACGCATTTACTGAGCCTGCTGCGGTTGAGGCTATGACTCAACTTCTTAGGGGTGAGATATCGAAAGATACGAAGCAGGAAATTCTTGCTGCTTACGAGAACGAACAATACGGAGAGTTCTTTAAGCTAACAAATGTTAACGACCCAACCACAGGGGCATTTTTATCCCGCACTTGGGGGTACACTGAAAATGCTGTTAATTTAACGGAAGACCAGAAAGATAACATAGCTATTATAGCAAATAAAATGCTGGAGAAAGAGGCAAGTCTTGGCAAACAGTACAGAATGCTTTCGTCTGAAAGCAGGATTCCTATCTTGCGAAAACAGCTTGAGGACTTGTTAAAGGTGCGTGAACCAACCCGAGAACAGCAACTTCAGATTGATGGACTCAGAAGGCAACTAAGTATTTTGGGTGTTCGTGCGGAAGACATTAAGCCAGAAAACAGTATGGTTGCGACTGAGCTTAACAATCAGACCTTTTTGCGCTTGCCGGACTCAGGAGATGAAGAAGGTTTCCTTTATGAGGAGGGCAAAAACGTGTATCAAGTAGGCGATAAGCAGTATTTTATTGAAAAGGTTGGCGGCACTTACAGGTATAAACTCCTTAAAGGCAATTAAGACTATGCCATTTCCAGTCAAAGATAAGGAAAAGCAGGAAGACAAAGACAACTTCGTTAAAACTGCAAGCGAGCTTTCTGCTTTCGGCTTAGAGAAAATTGAGGGCGCAGACCCTAAGACTCCTGTGGGTCTTGGCGGAAGCGGCTGGTCTTTCTCTAGGGACAGGCTAAATAATGTTAGCGGGAAAAAAATACCGCACCCCAGCAAGAGCTTAATAGAGGGTCTGAATTACGACCAGCAATTACGCTTGTGGCACAGGCTTACTTCTGAGGGGATGCAAGATTTTAGCAGGCTGAACCCTAACCAGATGATTGACCCAGAGACTAGGGAGTGGAGCAGGGCTAAGGGGACAGGGGCAGCATCACGAATAAAGGGAGTAGAGGCTACGCCTACATACTCGGAAAAGTACGGCGTTAAGGGGGTTGACCCATTCAACGCACTTTACGAGTTCAGCGGTCTGAATGATTATATTAGTGAAAAACAGCTTTCAGAAGGAAGGGGTATGGCTGGCGGATTGGCGGGAATGGCTTACGGGCTAAGGGTAGGGGCAAGGTTAGGCCCCAAAGGCGCGTTGGCAGGAGCGGCATTAGGAGGGGCGTTTGGCGAAAGCTTTGCTAGGATCACTACCAGATACCCTATGACTATTGGAGAGCAGGCAGCAGCACCTATCTGGTGGGGCTTTGGCTCAACCGCTCCCACAGTTAATCTCACAAAGACGGCTGTTAAAGAAGCAGGGGCTATGGGCTTTATGGGAGCAACTGTCTCTGAGTTTGCGAAGCAAACGCAAAACCATATAGACAGAGCAGCAGGGGCAGACATTGAGGCTTTGCCCAATGACGCTGGCTCAATCTTTTTAAGAAACTGGATGGAGTTTGCAATGTTTGCTGGCTTTGGCGGCATTTCCCATAAAGCTGTAGCGGCTGCTGACAAGGCAACAAAGGGGCCACTTAAAAAGTATCCAGTTGCTGCTAATCCTCAAGACGATTCTGAGGCATTAAGAAACAGTGCTACCACTTTGTTGACTTCTTACAGAAACAGACTTCACAAAAAACAAACTAGCAAGAACACCACGCGCGGCAAAAAGAAGAATTACAAATCTGAAAAAGCTTTTGTTGATCGCATGATTAAACGCTTAGACGGCGTTGGTCTTGAAGACCTGCCAATGTCAGATGCTTTTAAGATACTCCAAATTCTTCGCAAAGAGATGGCAATACAAGGCGGGAAGGAAGTTGACACTATGCTCGCCCCTTTCGTGTGGGACAACGCACCCGCGCTCAGTAGGGCTAGGGCATTGGGAATCTCCGAAGAAAGCATGAGCAAGTATCCTATGCTCTATGAGCCTCCAACGATTGGAAGGCCCAGCCAACACACTATAGAAGTTATTGATGAGGTTGAGAGGATTTTTGCTGCTATGCAGTCCACGAAAGACCCTAAAAAGATAATGACTTTTAGGGACAGATTAAGGCAATTGATAACGACTGACGAGGCCGCTTTAGGGGCTGCCCAAAGAATCATAGATAAAGGGCACGGGAAGCAGAGGGTTAACATAGAGCACTTGGCTACTATGACTCGGCAGGCCAACCAGAAAGGAATGGGATACGTCAAGGACTTTGACGATGCGGTAATGGTTCCGTTAAAGGAATCTGGTTTGCACAGGTTTAAAGCAACGCCTGACTCACCGGAGCGTGATTTGTTTAATGAGCTTTTATTCGCTGAGGGGTTGCTTGCTAGGCTCAAAGGGAAAGGCAAGGCCAGCAGGGAATTAGAGCGTCAATCACTGGCACTTGTTCAAGCTAAGGCTAGAAGAAGGGGGCTAGTTAGCAAGGGGGAAAAAGGTTTTGACCCCAGCAAGCACGGAAACCTTTCTTATGACGAAGCTCTCGATGCTGTCAATAAGGAGATTAAATTTTCAGAGAACCAGATTAGCTCTGCTGGCCTCGACGATGTTGTTAAGCTCCGCGAGTTTTTGCAGGAGACTAAGGGAAATTTGACTGAGGTCACTCGCGGCGGCAGGAAGTCTTTTAACCCGCAGGCATACGGTCTGGACGAGGGTTACGATTACGATGTCTTCGTGAGGGACATGAAAATCAACATCGAGACTGCCGAGCAGGCACTGTCTCAGTTCAAGAAGACTGATGAGGGGGTTATGGCTTCGAGGGTTCAAGAGTTTCTTGAAAAAGCTCGTGCAATTCGCAAGTCCCTAATAGATAACAAGTCCTCATACGACCCCGCCAAACACAGCGGCAAAAGTTACGAGAAGGTTTTAAGCGAGACAAACGAGAGCATACAGAAGGCTGAAGCCGCAATACTTACTCAGAAATCTATTCTCAATCAGGCTGAGAAGAGGGGCGTTGTTTTGGGCATAGGGCCAGAGTCCACAAAAGGGCAGCTTTGGTGGAGCGAAGAGCAGGCTCTGGCTCTTGTGCAGCAGATCAAAGCAATCGCTGGGCCTGCGAGGTTTGATAAGTTAATGAAGCTAAAGGCTGCCTTCGTGGAGCAGGGCGATAAAGCACTTAAAAGAGCCTACGCTGACGGCCTTATTGATGACGCCTCCTACTCTGTCTTGTCTAAGTCTGATGACCTGTGGGCTACTTTTGCTCTTAGAAAATATTTAGAAGGCAGCAAGTACACTGAGGGTGCTAGGCGGTCTATGGTCACTAAGTCTTACAACCCGCTGCACGAAACAATGGGTATCAGTGACCCTAATTTTAATATCGAAAACATTGCTGAAAGCATGAGGAATGTTATCTTCGGCAGAACAGCTTCTGGTTCTAATAACAGAGATAAGGGCGTAATAACTGAGCAGCTTGTGAGGGGTAGAATTGCGAGGGTTATTGACAAAAGCGAGATTGAAGACTTGTCCCCGTCAGAAGGTTACTACTCGTACAGAAATAAGGGGGAGGAGATTTTTGTGGCTGTTGATAGGGA